TCCAGATGAATTTAGAATATAGTCACCAGCATCTGCCATCCATGTAATATCATCGCCTGAAGCGCTAATTGTCATACTAGTTGCGCCGGATGATACTGTAGCAGTTCCTTCACCTGTTGCAACTGTATCAATAGTAGTTATAGATTCTAGAGCTGGAGTATAAAGATCAGTAGCATCTAGTTCTGGAACATTTACTAAGTTTTCAGAAGTGTTATTAATCAAATTAGAAACAATATATGCAGCACCCTTTTGTAAATCAAGTAGCGGCGATACATTATCATTATCAGCTGATAATATAGCTCTAACTAATACTGAGCTTCTCTTAACAAGAGGAGATGCTTGAATAATTGTTTGATTTTCATAAGATTTAATTGTATATCTTTCATCAAACATATAATTTGCATCACCGACAATAGGTCTATAAACTCCATTACCAAATGATTCATGATTGATATACCAATCAATGTTTGTACCTTTTACAGATACAGCACCAGATTTAAGATACATCATATCCATGTTTAATTGGCGGGTGCATAGAATTCCAGTTCCGCCATATTCACCACGTACTAGATCATCCAGTACACCAATAATTAGTGACTCAGAATTTGAATCTTGAGTTTCAATTTCAATAATAAATGAATCTTTATCTAAACCAGTTGCAGTTACTATATGTTGACCATTTAATAAATCTGAAGGAATGCCATTTATACCATCAGCACCATATACTCCGTCAGCAACATTTGAAATTACTACAATATCATTTGCTCTAAATCCGTGATTTTTAACAATAACACGAACTTTATTTGTACCTGTTGCCATTGTAAATGGATTATTTTGAAGTGTCACAACTTCAGGTAATGAAGTTTTTAAATCAACAGTAATAGAATTTGTTGAATAAACAGCTTTACGAAGATTAAACTTCATATCAAGTAGTGGGTTAATTTCAAATTCTAAACTATTTTGAGATAAGTAAAGAGATCCAGTTAATGGCTGAGAAGTAATAACGTTACCTGTAACAATATCTGTTTGGCCAACTTCTGAGACAAAGAATCTACAACCTGGCTCGTCGGTCTTAACAACCAACGCATAAGTTTCACCTTCCATTAAATAAACTGGAGAATCAAACGTAAATGTTGTTGCTACAGAACCATCACTAGAAACATTAATTTCTTGTGGTGTTTTTGTTACTGCAGAGAATGGAATAATTTTAGTTGAAGGAATACCCTGATTTGTAGTTCTTAATTCAGCAGTAATTGGACGATTACCAGTTTCTGAGAAATATAAATCTACAGAAGTTACCATTGCTCCACCATCTGATTGAATACTAAATGTTTGTGCTACTGGATCATGTCCTGTCCAATAACTAAATAACATTCTTTGAGATGTAGATGTACGACGTACTGGAAGTGATTCGTACAATCTATCTTCAACAAATCTTACATCTCTTGAGTTAACAACTGTTGCTTCTTTAGATAGTGAAATACCTATTGAATAATAAACAGCTGAACCTTTTGAGTCAAAATCTGCATCATTATTAGTACGATTATCAATAAGCTTAAATCTACGCTCACCTGTGCGGAATGCAAGAGCATCGTTATTAGGAATATTGAACACACCAACCACAGATCCCCAATTATCAGTTCTTAAATCGTCTGCTGAAGTATAAATTGTTGGAGCAGATGTTGTACTTGTTGAACCATTAATTTCATTAATATCTACTGAGTTAATTTGACCACCTGCAGTTATAATAGAACCAGTAATAGTCTCGCCAATAGCAAATCCATTTTTAATATTTACGATATGAATATCTCGATCTGTAGTAGTTGGAGCAGTTTCGTCATCAAGCACCCCTTGGAATGCAACTACACCAGAAGCTGTAAGTCTCTTTAGCTTACCTGCATCACCAGTATAGGCTGTTAAATCATAAGCTGAAAACGCTTCGATATTAGATCCATCAATATTTGAAAGAGTAATAGTTGTACTAGAAACTGCTGTTACTTTAAATTTCTTAAGATTTAATTCAGACGAAGTATTTTTAGTATAATCAGTAATTGTTGATTCTGGAACTGCAATATTATCATTAGATGGAGAAGCATCAATTACTCTATTAGCACCTAAGTTATAAAGCATAACATGGTGGCCTGGAGCAATACCAGTTGCATCAGCTACTTCAAGAGTGAATGAAGATCCTGCCGAAGTTAAGTTAGTAATTTCATCAATATTTACTGCTGTATGAGTAGAGTTTTTAACTACATCACCGATTCCAAAAGCAGCTTCTACTTTACCATTTTGCATTCTTTCAAGCTGATCAGCAATAACACCTTGTTGAAGGTTATATGGATCAAAATCCATATAAGAAGAACCAGACGATAAGGATACCTTAAATGCTTGAGCAGGAACTACATAATCTATAATTGATTTATCATCAAAGAATGGGAAGAATTTAGTATCAGGCTTTAAGTTCTTTGCGGTAAATACAACGGGGCGAGCTCTCATATATGGAATATAAGAAAGATCTACAACTCTATCGCCATAATTTTGAGAATTTACAGTAGAAGAAATATTTGTTTGTACACCGGTTCTTGATTGTAGGCCAGTGATTGTTGTTACTGTTTCTTCAAAACCCTGAACTGTTTGGCGTCTTCTATTTGGATCACCTGTTTGCCATGTTCTTGAAGTGCTAGAAGAACCAGTCCAGTTAGTTTCCCACTCATTCCATTGAGTACCAGTAACTCCAAGTTCATCTGCTAAGAATTGAATTGCGTCATAACTATTATCATCTGTTACCGTTAGATCGGGTCGGCGATCTGTTTCTTTCCAGTTATCGCCTTCTGGGTTTAGAGTAATTTCACCTTTATATGCACCAATCTTATATGGGTTAACATCAATAGTTCTTGAAGCATATGGGTTAAAAATTAATGACTCTTCAATGTATGGTAATGTAATCATATCACCAGTTTTTTGGTAACTAGTAGAAGCTCTTTCAGCTTGATCAGAAACATTTTCAATAATATCTAGTGAAGACGTGAAGTGCATCGGACGACCAAGTTTATTTTGGTTATCAATAGCAAATCTATAATCATCACGTTTAACATCACCTAGTGAGTGTCCTGTAAATTGATCAGCAATGAAACCATTTTTAAATCTATCAATACCAGTTGCAGCATCTGTGATTTGAAGATCGGCAGTAAGTTTTTCAAGTTGATCAAGTGCAACATATTCTTCCATAGAAGTCATACGACGTTCCATGTTACCTAAATCTTTAAATGTATATCTTCTATTATCTCGCTGACGAATTTTAACATCTCCAACTCTTTGAGTATATGGAGGAATATATAATGTTGCGATAATCATACCTGCATCAGAATCTGCTGGTTCCTGTGGATCAATTGATGGAACACCTTTTATAACTTGCCACTCACCCTTTGAAGTCAACAAAACTTTATCGACACGAGCCATATAATACGCAAGATCACTACTTAGATCTGAGCCGACTGCTGGCAACTCTGGCGTAGTAGTATTATCGCCAGAAATAATTGGTCTAAAGTCAATAATATCTGAAAGATTAACAGATTCGCCATTTGCAAAATTTGTAGTACCAATTAAACCATAATCAATACCAACAGCTGGGTTATCTGGGCGAGTATATGAGTCAACAGTAAAGTAACTACCAGCTGTTGAATGAGTAAAGTAATCATAAATAACTCGAAGTGCACCAGATGGAACTTTCTTTGTGGCTTTTAGAACTAGTTCAGCAGCTTGATAATGTGTTGGTCTTTGGCCATTATCAAGAGTAAAGCTATCTAAAATTGAAATAGAGTTACCAGCATCATAAGTATCATAATCTCCAGGTGTAACTCGAATGTCTTTAATTTGGAATACATCTGCTTTTAAAAGAGTAATTCTTTGAGCTGTGACAGTTTTCTTACCAATAATATCTTCAGAAAAATCTTCTTGAAGAGTCTTAGTTTTTTCTGCACCAACAGTACCGCTTTGGCGAATTGTTGTAGCTAAAGTATAAGCAGTATTATTAGATAATCCAGAAATAAAGACTGTTTTTCTATTTGAATCAGAATCAAAAGAAATATCGCCAGAATCAATATTAAGAACGTTTCCATTTGAATCAAATAGTGTGTAATTTTCTAAGTTTTGATCTGAAAGATATGTTTCACCCTGAGTTGCAAGAGTAAATGACCAAGTTCCAGCTCCATCGGTCGTATCAGAAAGTATTCTACGAACTAGTAACGTTCCTTCACGAGTTCCATCAAGATTATAAAGTGATTTAATATATTGATAACCAACTGGATAAATTAAGTTTGGATATTCAGGATCTTGTAAAATTGCTTTTAGCTTTTGTACACGGCCACTATAAGATGTAGAAACGTCAGTAGTACCAGTTACAGTAATTTGTGTGTTTGAATCTACTGTATTAACCTGACCAACAACTCCACCATTAATTACTACAACATCACCGGGTGCAAATTCTTGTTCAAAAAGAGTACCAACACCAGTAATTGTATTAGCAGAGTTTGTAGCAGTACCTGTAACATATCCAACATCCGGATCTACAACAACGTTACCACCACCACAAATATTGCCAATAGCAACACCAGCTTCGCGATAGCCATGAACATCATCGGTGAATGAATATCCAGGTTTCATTTGAATATCAAATAAGCCTAATTTAAATACTGGGTTTGATGAATAAGAACCAGAATGAAGTTCAAAGGATTTTACTCGAGCTGTACCAACTTTTTCATCAAATGAACTTAGCGATCCAGGAGCAAAGTGATTTGTTTCATCTGGAGAAGTATACTTGCGAACAAGATCAATTTGATCAAACTGTATAAAATCAGGAGCATAGGCTTGAACTTTATCTACGAGCAAATAGTTACCAACAGGTGTACCAATTGGCTGTTGTTCTAATTCAACTGTATGATCGTCACCACGAGCTTTATCAAAGTCCACAAATGTTGTTGCGATTGCTTCGACTTCATATCCATAAACATATGCTCTACCTGGATCAACAGTCATAACAAACTTGTCAATGTCACCACCATCAACTTCTAAATATACTCCATTATTAGTCGTATCATCTAAATGTTCACGTTTGGCGAGTTTAAATTTATTAACTTCAAAATGCCCATTAGAATCGTAAGTTCTTCGTGCCATTGCTCTTTCAAGCTCAGCATATGAAGTTCTTGCAACTTTACTTTGAACTTGACCGTCTTTAAGACGAATAAGCTCAATAAACTTAATATTATCTGAACCAGAAGATTCTTCTGGAAGCTCAGTAAGCTCTAGAGAAACTTTATATCTATGCGCGCCTGGCGCAGTATAGTTGTATGTACCTTGTGCAGGATCTAAAAGAGTAGAATCTTCTTCTGGAGTGACAGTTGACTCTGTCACTTTGAATCCAACTCTCGCAGTAGGATTATTTGAGAATCTGCCAATATATAAATGCAATTCTTCATTGCGAACAAAAAGGCCATCAATATAATAAATGCCTTCTTTTACTTCAACTACAAAACCTCTGCCAATAACATCCGTAGACTCGTTATTAGTATAGGTAGTATTACCTACTGGAGCTTGAATTGTAGCAGCAATATCTGATCCTTGATCAGAAGTTAATCTATAATTATTTTCTACAGTATTATCTGCGGCATATGCAATTAAGTCTTCTCCAGGAAGAAAACGCTTGGTTTCTCCATTAGCCGCTGTTGATTCATACTTAAAGTAAACTGTTGGAACTGTGCCATCAATAACACATCCACATTCTGAAGAATCTAGTACTAAAGCAGTTACTCCAGATGTAGCACCAGTAATAATTTTATTTTGAAAATTTGTCAGATATGTAGTAACTTCAACAGAATTATATGTTGAATCTAGTTTTGCAAAGTGAACCTGATTATCAATATTAACAGATCCAGGAATAATTTGTGTACCATTTTTAAATAAATGATCTCCAACTCTACTTACTTGTTTTTGCAAAATAGTTTGAATTTGAGTAAGCTCACGTGCCTGAACAGCAACACCTGGACGAAACAAAATTCTATAGAAATCTTTTGTTTCGTCGAAATCATCATAATAAGGATCTGTATTAAAATTTATTGTCATTTCTTGCTACACTCTGTTAAGTTTTCTATAAAATTATTTATAAGTTAAAATTTGATGAAAGTTCTAAATACTATAAACTGCTCTTCAGATGGACTAAATGCTAGTTTATTATCAATATAGACCATATTGCCAGAAAATTTATTAATAGTTGGGTTATCTACCGAACTAACAGTAAAATTATAAGATAAAGAAGAATTATACAAAACATCTCCCATTGCTACTTCGCTTCCATCTAAAGATTGTAAAAGCATATTATTATCTTCTGAATGTATAACTTTAAATCTTTTTTCTGGATTAGTGAATTCAGTACCAATTTCGCTATCTTCTAAAAAGTCAGATTTAGAAAACACACCTGTAATAGCATACAAACCGGATCCTACGTTAGAAGTAAATTTATTATACATTGATCCATATTGCGCCATATTTTTTATAATTCCTATTTGTCTATAGTCATTATTAATTTTATATCCTTGAACTAGCGCATTTTCAAACGAACTATAAAAACAAAGTGTATCAGCAAACAACTCTTCTGGAGCATTCGATCCATGTCCACCTTTAGGAGAAATAATTGCTCTTAGATTACCTCCTAATCCATTTCCAGAAATTGTTATATTAGCATAACTATAGTCAGATCCTGGATTTGTAATTACTACTTTTTCAATTTCTCCATTTGCATTTAACGTAGCTTCTGCAGTAGCTCCTTCGCCATCGCCAGATATAGAAAGTGAAATATTAGTATATTCTGTTCCAATTTCTTCGATAACAATATGGCTTAGAGATCCATTTTGTGCTAAAAATTCAACATTAGATTGTTGAGTATTTAAATCACCTTCACTTAAATCAAAAGTAATATGAGCTCCAGAACCTAAATCTAAAGGACCCTTTGTCACTTCAGCAGTGGCATCAGTATATCCAAATCCACCATCATTAATTACTAGTCCGGTGATTGTCCCATTTTCAATTAATAAGTCAATATCTGCTTGGCCATTTTCTCCAGCAGTAAATAAAGTACTTACTTTATTTCCCATTCCAGAATGATTTTCACAATAGTAATATAGATCGCTTATTCCTGTACCAGGAGTTATTTCTATATATGATCCGGAAGTTCCGGGAGTTCCAACTTCAGTTACACCTAGTGTATATTCTACTCCGCCATCATGAACGCCATCTGCGGTTGTAGAAAATTTTAATAGATGTCCAGTATTACTTTCGTCTGAAGTATCAAATACATATGTATTTCCTTCTATTAATTTAATAGAAGGAGAAACTTGATTATCTAAATAAAATTTATCTCCAGTTCCATAATCATTAGTAGCATTTTTTACAGTAATACTATAAGTTATAGAAGTAGATTGACTTTTACTTGAAGGTCCACCGCCATCGCCTTGAATAACTAAATAAGTTTCATTTGGATCGTAATTTTGTCCACCATCTAAAATATTATAACCAGTTATTGATCCATTTGAATAATACCGATTTTTTAAAGATTTAGTAATTGGTACAAAGCTTTGAGTTGAAAATTTATTTCTTAAACCTAGAGGAGTAAAAGTCATAAACTTCCAAATATACCCATCAGAAGTTTCAAAGGAATTATAGCTCGTTCCAGTTGGCTCTACAGTAGAAGCTGCTCCATTATTATTAAACAAGCATTTATAAATGTTAAAATCTTCGGTAATTACATAAAAACGAGAATCTTTTAATGATGTAGCTCCACTAGCAGATGGATTATCTACTGAAATTATATCGTCATACATATCATATATTTCGCCAGAATTCCAATTGATCCTTGGAATAACTAGTGAAACATCATTAATTTGTATTTGCTTGGTTTGAATTATATTATTTCTAACGTCATTTTCATAATTTATATAACTGCTTGGAATAGGAGGATTATCATCGTCTTCCCATTGTAAAGTTTTTCCAAGAAAATAACTATATATCGCAGTTCTATTTTGAATCTCATCGTAAATAGATTGAGCTATATTATTATGAAATAGTGGAGTGATGACAGCGGTCATGAATTAATTCTCGCTAAATTATTATGAAATTGTAATAGCCCAAGTAATAACCATTGAGTCAGCAGCTGCTTTATTAACGACAGCAAAGGTAGTACGACAAAGCATAGTTCCAGCAGTTGGATCATTAAAAATACCAGCTTCTTCAAGCCCGCCTGTACCAGTTCCAGCTGGAAACGTTGCAACATAAGTAACAACATTATTATTTACCGTTGTAGAATCTAACGAAACACGACCGATTTCAGAGCCTAATGTTGTATTACCAATGGCTGGAGTAGTATTATCTTCGCCTACTGCCATAGCCGTCATAACGTCAGCTGTCGCGTCTTTCATTCTAGAAGCAATAAAATTCCTACCAACTTGAACAACCAAGTTTGGAATGTGTGCTTTTTCTTTTAAATTTCCGGCCGGATCAAATACCTCAATTGATACTTGGCCGTTTGCTTTAAGCAATTCGTTCATATTCATTTTGAATAATCTCCTTAGGGTGTTTTTAATTAAAAATTAGATATTCCATCAATATAGGTTTCGGCGAAATATTGTAAAGAATACGAGTTTTTATCAATGAGTCCGAACTCACTAGTATTTATACTATTTTCCAGCGGCTTATTTTGAATACTGCTAATAGATTCATTCGTAGATATTGAATTGCTTAATTCTTTTTGTAATATTACTTCCGAAATATCGGACGTGTGGTTAATTTCACTAATAATTTCTTTACCAGAAGCTTCTATTTGATAAAAATCTTCTGCTTCTACATTATCAAAAATAGGTTTAAATAAACCTTTATCTACTCCGCTTTCAATCAATCCTTCAGAATAATTTTGAGCAAAATAATCAAATGCGTACGCATTTGATTGTTCAACAAGTCCACTATCAATAGCTCCAATTGAATCAACCAATCTTCTACTTAATGCGATATCTAGTATCTCTTCTGACGTAATAACAGTATCTGATGGCTTTTTATCAAATAAAAGATCAGAAATAATACCAGCTGTTGATACACTATCAAACTGAGATTTATTAGTAATTTTCTCTTCAATAAACTCAATTAAAGAAACATTTTCTGTTAATGGTTTATTATGGTCATAATACCAGAATTCTGAAGTTGTAAGTTCGTCATCTGCAAAATCAAAAGATTTAATAACTAATGTAGCATGCTCTTCAATTGTATCTACTGAGTCTAATAATCTTTCTAAATAGGATCTTTCTAGCAATTCAATAGCTGTTGCTGCTTCTAATTCATTAGTAATTTCAAATTGACCAAATAAAGTCATGCCAGCAGGATGAACTGTTTTTCTAACTATATTACTATAATTTTCAAACTTCTTATCTGATTTAATTACATAAGAAAACGCTTGATAGTAGTTATTATCTTGCAAATAAATGTCATCTGATAAGAATCCTTTATTTGTAGAAAATAATCCAGAATATCTTGAAACTGGAGTAAGTTTAAAATTAATCACAGCTCGGGAAATATTTATTTCATCTAATTCTTCATCGCTTACTACTACTTGAGAATTAATATCGTCTATTTGAGTACTTTGATTGTAAACATCATCGTAGTTTCCAGAAAAAACAGATCCCTCTAAATAGTTTTCTTTAAAATAACCTATTGAATAAGGATTTAATTCTAAAGAAAAATAATCATTAGAATTTAAATTTTCAAAAACTCTTCCAAGTTTGTCAGAAGTATATCCGTAATCTGATGGATCTGCATCAAAATCAAAATCATAATTTACTGGGATTAAAAACGTAGAAAAATCATTTTCATAATCAATTCCGAATTTAAGAAATTCAAAATTTATAATTCCACCATTATTATCAGCGTTGGTAATTTTTATTAGAGATTTAGAATTGTCATTAATACCATCATTAACTTCTAATATTTGACCAATTTTAAAATTTCTACCTCTTTGTATAATAGTAAATTCGCCAATAGAATTTACTAATTCACCTGAATAAAAATCAGTAGTTATAGTTGCAAATTTGTTAATAGTTCCAATATAATTTTGATTAATAATAATTTCATAAATATTATCTTTAACAAATCTAACTCTTTCAACTTCTACTTTTATCTTAAACCCATTAGTATTAGTGACATATATCTGAGAGTTAACTAGTGTAAATACATCTCCACTTAATGTTTCAGAAAATAAAGCAGTTTCTTGATTCCAATCACCGCCAGATGCAATTAGAATTTGCTCCTTTGGTAAAAATATTTCTATATTTGAATTGTATAATAATCTAAATAAAAGCTTGAATGAATCTAGAGAACCCTTTACATCGTAAAATTGCTCAATGTTTTTGTAAAGGTTAATTTTGTTAGCTTCTAAGTTAGAAACCATTCCATAATTAAGTTCTTTTTGTATAATAGAAATATACTTTTCAACAGCATTATCCAAATCTTTATTTTGAATTATGTAATTAATTACATTTGAGGGCTGTTCTGATTGGCTTAAAAATTTATAGTACTCTTTAAGAAATTCAACAAGAGCGGCTGAGTCATTGATCAGCTGCTGAGGAATTAAAGTCTCAATTCTTGTTGATTCTGTATTTTTATTATCAGTCATGTCTTGGGAACGTCGTATATTCTGAGGCTCCGGCAGAGCCTAATGTTGCAATTAAGTCTTCTTCTCCAGTTACTGTAATTCCTGGAGTTTCATCCATTTCGATTTTTACAATTTGATTGAATTTCGGAGCAATATCATTCGAATTAGGAGAAGCATAAATTAGTACTTCTGAATTAGAATCAATTTGTAATGATGCAAATTCTACTTTACCCTCATCAACGTAAACAGTTCCAGCATTTGCAATTACAATATTGCCTGTTTCAGCTGATATGATTTGAATTTGATGATTTATTGAACCAGCAATTGGAATATCAGTAGCAACACACTCAATCCCATTTACTGTAAATTCGCTTGTTGAAATAATAGACTCATTTGAATCGCTCTTATACATTGGTGAAGAAAATTGTAATGTATAAGTTGCTAGTGTTCCGGAAATAGGATTCATATGCTTATGCATTTTTAATCTAATTACAGAGTTTAAAATTCCTTGATCGGTATCGTCAATAGCTTTTAATAACTTAGATTGTCTTAATACTCCATCATACTTTTCTAATACAATATCGTTATAGTCAGAAATAGTTTGTCTAATAGCTGATCTCAATTGCTCAATTGTACGAGATGTAGTACTAGGATCATACTTAAAAAATACATTCATTGTAATAAATGTGTAATCTGGATCAACTAAATCGGCTGTAATTGAACCAACATTTTTTGTAGTTAAAAATCTTTTAATTGTGGTTTTACTTGATTCTGTTAAAACTTCAGAATCTTTAGGTTTAATTGAAATATAAACTTTACCATATACTGGAGGAACCGCTACATCACCTCCCCAAACAGAAATATCTTCAATAAAATCATATTCTGCTATTAAGATAGATTTATAATCTTCTGAAGTCACAGCTCTATTTTGGGTGGCAAACTTTTTAGGTGCGTTGAACTTAATTGATTCTGAAGTTTCTTTATCTGAACCAGTTACTGTTTTTGTAAAGCCATCAGCAAGTTCTATTAGAATAGAAGTAAATCCTCCAATAGGAGAATTAGCTGAAAATTCTTTTGAACCATTACCTTCTAGTCCATTTGTAGAAATATAAGTTAATTCTACAATCTGACCTGTGATTGGTTTGTATCCTAAAACTCCATCACCAAAATAAAACTCATATTGCCCATTTCCGTTTTCTTGAAGAAAATAAACTTTAGATTCATTATTAACATTTACTAAATTATCATAATGAGTATATGTCTCATATTCTGAAGATGTTAGTGATTCACGAACACGAACAACCATAGTTGATGTATCTACTTTTAGATCACCAATTCTAAATTTTTGAAACTCTTCTTTATTATCTACTCTGTAAGTAAGATTTACTAATTTACCTTCATGAGCAATAACTTTATCAAAAATATATTGATTATTAAAAGATATTTTATTTGCTAAAAAGGATCCATTAGTTACATATGTATAAGTATTTGATCCAATTTGACCAGTAAAAGCAGTACCCTTTGGAATTTGTAGTTCTGCTGGAGAATCAGCATCTCCAGTTACAGTAATTTTCATATAAGCCTGAGCAGCTCTATTTGATTGAGGAATATATCCTAGATTTTTAGCATGAGATACCACATTAGATCTTACTTGTGCCGAATCTAAAAATGCTTCATTCATCGACATATGAGCTAATAGAGCATTATATTGAGTATTATAAGAAAGAATATCTAATAGTACATTCATCCCTGCGCCATCAAAATCATAATCATTGAATTTATCTTGAGAACTTAAAAAGACTTTCAGATTTGTTTTAATCTGATCGAAATCAAGTTCTGTTACGTTCTTAATTTGTGCCATTTATCGAGTTCTCTCTAAAAATAATTCAACGTCAATTGATTGTTGTGTAGAAACTAAAATGCAATTTACAGAAACAAATAATGCATTTACATCAGTATTGTCTTGTACCTTTACACTAGTAGTTACTACCCTTGGTTCATATTGAGCTAATGCATCTTTAATTTCATCTTCTAAAAATGATAATGTAATTGGATCTGGCTGCTCAAAAAGATAGCCAGTAATATTACAACCAAAGTTGGGTTGAAATGGTCTCTCACCTTTATTTGTTAATAAGATAGTGCGAATAGAATTTTTGATCGCAGCAATATCTTTTAATGGAACCACATCACCAAAGTTTGGATGTGGCTTGAAACGTAAATCTAAATCAGTGTATGGCTTTACACGGGCCATAACTTTAGCAGTTACCCCGACTCTATTTGGATTTGCGTCTGATAGAATTTCTGTGCTCATAGTATTATTTATACCTTATCCACCGCAGTTTACATTACCAGATCCAGCAGCAATTGCACTTCCGCAATCAACAGGATCTCCAATTCTTGCTAATGGTTTATTGTTAAGACTTACTGTTCCAGATCCAGCCGCAGTAGATCCTCCATGAGGTGGAGATGGAGATGGAGAAGCATGCGGAGCCCAGCCATCACCTTGTCTGTGAGCTGAAATTCCGTTCACATTACAATCTCCAGATCCACCAACAGAAGCTCTTGG